CCTGATATTTTATCGCACGCCCCTCGGCATCAAACTCAACCTGCCATTGACGACTGTCCTGCCATTGGGACGTCGTCGTCGGGCGTGTCTTAAAGATGATATCTGGTCTGTCACTGCCATTGGTGTAATCGTAGACATAGGCCAATGTGGAATCACTAATATCATTGCAGTCAGGGGGATTGTTCGGGTCCGCATAGCTTGCATTTTGAATGTACCTAATACGGTTGTACTCGTCATAAGTAATCGTCCATTGTATTTCTCCGTCACCTTCTTCTTGGCCGGATTCACATTTCTCGACCGTTCTTACTTGCATCTCACCAGTGGAAGAAGGCTGCAAATGATAGTACATTTTGCCCTGACCGCCCATATCGTATGAAATGTAATTGTCTGAATCCTTATAGCCCCAGCCGTTATCAGCCATATAATTTGGCTGTCCCTGCACGCTGCTTTCCATACCGGGGTATTTGACACGATAAAATGTGTCATCTTCAGGAACCACCTTAGTTGACAACTCTCCCCACGAGCCGCACCATCCCTGCTTGTTGACGCAACTTCCATAATCCCCAAAGCCGTTGTATCGAATCATCCATATGCTTTGGCCGCCCTCCTCGGTGTAATTGCGATAACTCTCCTTTATATCCATCATGGATTTGTCACGAACATCCGGAACAAAAGAGACAGGATTGAAATCTCTGGATTTGTTGTTCTTGACGGAAATACTACCGCTTGCCGATGCTAACAGTGTATAATGCCTCTCTTCACTTACCTGGTTACCAAGAACCTGATAAAACTTGACCATGATTTGAAAACGTCCGCTTGAATACTTCGGATCACACTGTCTTACACCCGCCTGGACCTCGATTCGAGCCGCCGATGAGCCGGAAAGAGCCAGCGAGTAGTCACAGTTTGTCTGGGTTACGCTTACGTTGCTATAACGTTGGTTGTTGTACACCTTGTCACCTGTAAAGTAGATGCCGCCAAGGGTATTCTGAAATGCTTTCTCGTTGCCCGACACACGGATTATGGCAATCGTCTGCTTTTCCCCTAATCCGTCATCGCAAACAGTTTCACCTTTACACACAGCATGATGTGTATTCACGTGCATGAAAATATAGCCGGTTGCACTCTCTCCGCCCTGACCGCAGGTGCCGCTTGTCAGAGTAATGCCGGAACCGACATTATCTCCACTTGCCCAAAGAAACTTAGCCTGACCTGATCCCACACGCCGACAGGCAGATGGAGACGGGTCCACACAATCGGGGCACTCCGAAGCGAAGAGATGGGCAGACATTAAGATCGTGCAGAAGATGAATGTTAAGGCTGAATTTCCCATGCGATACCTCCATAATCCTGTGGACAACCAATTTACTCTATTATAGGCTATAGTCAAGCCGACTTTTGGGCTCTTACTTGGAATACCTGCTTTTTTCTCAAGCCAGATTGGTCTGCCTCCTGTTCAGGTATTGGCAAAACTATGCACCGGAAACAGAGCACTCTCGCTTCAATGGCAGGCGCGGAACCAACCATAATATTAAGAGTGGTTTGCGACCCAATCCTTGACAATAAAATCAGAGTTTCTCAGAAAAAAGTAAAAAAGTTTGCCGACCCCTCACCGACAAGGACCTTCCGATAAAAAAACATTTTTTACAGAGCAAAGATACGTTTTTTTGGCTTGCCACTATATTATGGAATGGCTAAGATGTCGCTTCAAACAAGTAATATAGAGCACGAGTGATAAGGACCAGTTTTATGAATTTTTTCAAATGCATAACATTTCATTTCTTCTGACACAGGGGTAGACGTCGTTACAAAAAAAGCCCGCTGACGAGGCAACGCCAGCGAGCCCTTTTTCACTGACCATCGTGAGTTTAAGGATAACAATGGTCAATCGCCAGTTTAACGCTTACGGAGAAGCGGGTCAATCGTTTTTTGGTCACGGAGGATCAAAAAAATGACTGATCGCGCCATCAAGCCCGACGTATTGGATGAAATGATACGTCGTCAAAGAAAGCAGCTTCAGGAATTGTTGCGGTTACGCGGAGATCGCTATAATCCCGCCGCAGACCTTTGCAGAGAAGTCGGTATTAGTAAGCGTTATCTCGCTTACGGACTGGCTCTCCAAGAGGGAGGGAATATTTCCATCAGCGAAATATCCAGGCGGTTAGATGTAAATCGCACAACCATTCATCGCTGTTGGCCGGAAGTTGTCCGCGCCCTGAAGATATGAATTGACTCACTCTTCTATTTACCGTTTACGGGATTCGGCTCTGCCGATCCCGTTTTTTTATGCGCATATTTCCCCGAACGCAACAGCCAAGGCTACAGTTCAGATTTTTTATCGGCTGGTAAGGCATTGTTGCGAATAGATTTACGCATTTCGTCCTTTTTTAAAAGGCAACACCCCCCTGAAAGTGTGAAGGCTCGACAGCGTGCCGGGCTAATCACCAGTCCTCTTTTATGGAGAGCGTTATGCCTGCAGAAAGAATCCAACCAACATCAGAAACCCAATGTTTGATTTGCCGGACGGATATACCGTCTCACTCACAAAACCGTCTTTGCGACGAGTGCCTAAAACCGGTGAAAACCGTGAACTCAACTGAGCGAGGGTTGGGCAAGACCATTGCTGACCATATCACATCCAAGGTTAACCAGCTTGTCAAAACGTATGGCCTGAAAGCCGATTACAGAGAAGCGATAATTCAAGATCTGAGCGTGAAAGCGCTGCAAGCACAACGCGCTTATTCGCCAAAGGGGGCAACCATTGACACGTATGTAAAAAGATGCATTACCAATGCAGTGGCAGATATTGCCAGAGCTTTGCAGGACGCGCCGCAGTATGCGAATGCCGAGGATATCTTGGCAATAACGGAAATGGATGAACGCCACCGCAATCGGAATAAACCGCTCACAATCAGCACAGGCACTGATCTGCAGCATTTGGCTACGGCCCCCCGCGATCTATCGCTCAAGATGGACATCGAAACCGTACTTGCAACCCTAACACCGCGGCAAAGATACATTGTGCAAATGCTGGAGGAGGGAAGAACCCAGAGACAAATAGCCAAAAAGCTATACATAGCCCAACCCACACTGAACGAGCAGATTGGAAGCATCAGGAGGATTTTTGAACAATTTGTCAAAAGCTGAACTTCCTGGCCTATAAATACTCTCCGTTTTTCGTTTAAGTAATTAAGCATGCTGACCACTACGATAAGGACACATCATGGATAATATTACACTGGACCTGCAAATTGAACCGGCTGAACTGTACCATGCTCAACGCAACAAATATTTATCAAGTCATCAGCTCATTAATTTCATGCGCTGCCCATTCCTGTGGAAAAAGCAATCTTTGGGTCAACTGGCGGATGTTCGCAGCACCGAGTTTCTGATCGGGCAGGCCACACATACCCGTATTCTCGAAGGCCGCCATATCTATGAATCACAATACGTTTGGGATAGTCCCATTAATCCAACGACTGGACAGCCCTATCATCCATCCACAAAAAAGTACACTGACTGGAAAGCGGCGCAGCAGCGAACGGTTTTGACACGCACACAGGCTAAAGAGATTGAAGATTTAGCCAATGGCGTGGGGATGAATGAAAATGCGGTCGAATTGCTCAGCGAAGGCCAGGCAGAAGGCGTGCTGCGAGCCGAATATAACGGGGTTCGCTGTCAGATTCGGCTGGACTGGTTCAATCCTAACTGCGGTTTTATCGACCTGAAAACCTGCAGTGATCTGGATTACTTCGAGTATGACGCCAAACGCTATAACTATCATCATCAATTCGCATTCTATCAGGAAATCATCAATGCCTCCATCGGGCAATATTTGCCTGTATATGTAATTGCTGTCGAAAAGAAAGAACCCTTCCGCTGTGGTGTCTGGCGGGTTTCGACTGAAACCTTAGAAACCGCTCGCTCCCAAGTCCAAGCCGCCGTTCAGCGTCTGACCCATTGTATCCTTGCAGACAATTTTCCCACAGGATTTGAAGGTGTCCGAACACTGAATATTCAGTAGTTTCCCCTGGCGGGATAAGCCGAACACGCGGGTCACAAATCACAAATGCGCCGACGAGCCGTCGGCTTATCCTGCATTCATATTAACATTAAAAAGAAAGGAAGGGCCATGTCCTTGTTAGACTCTGTCCAAAAAGGCAGGCAGAACTTGCCGCCCCGTCTATTGATCTATGGCACTGAAGGGATCGGCAAAAGCACCCTGGCCAATCAAGCCCCTAATGCCATCTTCATACAGACTGAAGACGGCCTTCGTGAAATCGACTGCGCCAAATTCCCCAAAGCAAACACACTTCAGGATGTGCAGGCTTACATTAACACGCTGGTTGTTCAGCAGCACAATTACCAGACCGTTGTCATCGATACTGCCGACTGGCTGGAGAGATTAATCTGGGATGATTTATGCGGGCAATATGGCGTGAGCAATATCGAAAAGGTGGATGGCGGTTACGCACGCGGATACACCCATGCCCTTACGCCGTTGCGTCATATCCTGGATGGGCTGGACAATCTAAACGCTCAGAAAAAGATGTGTATAATTCTGCTGGCCCATCACAAAGTCGAAAAATTCGAAGACCCTGTTCATGGGGCCTATGACCGTTATTGTCCGAAGTTGCACAAGCATGCCAATGCAGTGATAAAGGAATGGGCCGACGCCATCTTGTTTGCCACACAAAAGGTCATTACCAAAAATGAGGATACGGGATTTAACCGCACCCGTACACTTGCCGCAGGCTTAGGTAAAGACGGCGGTGAACGCGTATTACTGTGTATTGGCAGCCCCTCCTATGTCGCCAAGAACCGTTATAACCTGCCGATGGAATTACCGCTTGATTGGAACGCGCTGATGCAGGCACTGGCGGCTGGCCGAAAGTTGTCTGTAAAGGAGAGCCCCGCTCATGAGTAACTACTTTAAAGGGAAATACACCAGTTGGGCAGATTTATTCCTGGGGTTCAGGCTGGGTGAGATTTCTAAGGATGACTGGGCGCTGTGTATTGATAATGATCACGCCGCGCTGCATTACACGGGTCCGTACCAGGATTCTGCCGATAATGACAGACGCTGCGAGGAAGGGCGTAACTTGTTTTATTATGATGCACCGGTAAATCCGCAGGATATTCTGGCTGCTTTTGATATACCGGTTGTACCGGCCTAACCCTTCCATATTCTTAATTGGAGACCTTCTCAATGGTAACACTCAATGGTTTTGATGCAAATCAGGTTGAACCACAGACGGGCTTTGATCCGATCCCGGCAGGCATGTACAAAGCTGCGATTACATCGACGGAAATGAAGCCCACTAAAAAAGGGGACGGCAGTTACCTTGAATTGGAACTGACAATTTTAGATGGGCAGTATAAAGACCGAAAGGTCTGGGACAGGCTCTGTTTGAATCACCCGAATGCCCAAACCGTCAAGATTGCCCGCGCAACATTGTCGGCGATCTGCCGGGCAGTTGGCGTTATGGCCCCACGCGATAGCTGCGAATTACATAATATCCCGCTGGAAATCACGGTCAAGGTCAAAAAGGCTGATGACGATTTAGTCAATGAAATCAAAAAATACAGCACCTTCAATCGTGCGGCTTCGTCATCGGGCAACACCTCCGCCAATCAGGTCAATTCCACTCCGCCCTGGATGACGTAATATGAATGCAAAGGCGAAAGGAACAAGATTGGAATACAAAACGATTAAGCTGCTCGAATCAGCAGGATACCAATGCATTCGTTCAGCAGCCTCCCTGGGGCCGTTCGACATCATCGCCGCCGGTCGACAGGGATTTCGCTGTATCCAGGTCAAAGCCAACCGCTGGCCGGGAAGCGTCGAACTGGAAGGTTTACGGATGGTGTCGAAAAGCCTGCCTGTCAACACAACAGTGGAATGCTGGCGTTGGGATGATAATGCCCGCGCGCCTCTTATTAAACATATCGACGAATTCAACTGATGCCTGAAGGTAACGCTTAGATGCGTGCAATCGACGGCCCCCTTATTAGAGAGTCTCATGCGATTTGACAAATTATTTCCCACACCATTAATCGTTTTGGATATCTGTGCGGCACTGGCTTACCTTTCTTCGGGTGACTGGCGGCGTGCAATTTATTGGCTGGCAGCTGCTGTGCTCACTGCTTGCGTCACTTATTAACCAATGGATGCACTTCGTGATTATCAGAAACAGGCAGTCCTGGCCACGTATGATTACCTGCGGAATAAAACAGGCAATCCGTGCATTGTCTGCCCCACTGGCGCAGGTAAAAGCCATATCCTTGCACAAATCTGCCATGATGCAATTGCCCTGTGGAATGGCCGGGTACTGGTGCTGACGCATGTTAAGGAATTGATCGAGCAGAACGCCGCGAAAACTCAGTCACTAATTGGTAAGGAGAACGTTGGCATTTACTCTGCAGGTCTCAACCGGCGGGATATGGCCCAGCCGGTTATCGCCGCCTCAATTCAGTCGATTTACAGGCGCGCCTGTGATTTTGAAGCATTCGATCTGGTGATTGTCGACGAAGCCCATTTAATTCCGCCCGATGGCGATGGAATGTACAGGCAGTTTCTCAGCGACGCTCAGGTGGTCAATCCGCGTATTCGCGTGATTGGGTTGACTGCTACACCGTATCGTATGGCAACAGGAATGCTCTGTGGTCCGGATCAACTTCTAAACGAAATCTGCTATGACATCGGAGTACGGGAACTGATCCTGCAGGGATACCTGTGTCCTTTAAAGAGCAAGGCTGCCAGGCATAGGCCGGATACTTCCGGCCTGCATATTCGCGCCGGTGAGTTTATCGCATCCGAAATTGCAGACCTGATGGATGAGGGCAGTCTGGTCTATTCAGCCTGCAATGAATTGATCGAGCAGACCAAAGATCGCAACAGCGTTCTTATTTTTGCAGCCGGCACTGACCATGCTCGGCATATCCAAGAGACCCTCGCAAAGAAAACCGGCCAGGATGTCGGGCTGGTTACCGGTGATACGCCTCCTCATGAACGAGCAGAAACAATCGCCCGTTTCAGAAAACACGCCGTCAAGACAGACTTATTCGGCACTCCAAAACCACCGCTCAAATACCTGGTAAATGTTAATGTCCTGACCACTGGTTTTGATGCTCCCAACATCGATTGTGTCGTTCTGTTGCGCCCTACCAATTCACCCGGTCTGTATTATCAAATGGTCGGTCGCGGGTTTAGGCTTCACCCGTCGAAGCAGGACTGCCTTGTGCTGGATTTTGGCGGCAATATTCTGCGACATGGGCCGGTCGATTCAATAACTGCTAAAGAGCATACACGCGGCACGGGGGAAGCACCGGTCAAAGAATGTCTCAACTGCAATGCGATTATTGCCGCAGGTTACTCGGCATGCCCCGAGTGCGGCCAAGCATTTGCGCCTCCTGAAAAAAGCAGACACGAGGCATCAGCCAGTACTGAAGGTATTCTATCCGGTGAGATTACAGATACTGAATACACGGTTCGGAGTGTGCGCTTTTGTTATCACACCAAGCGTGATGCGCCGCCTAATACCCCTCCCACGCTGCGGGTTGAGTATGAGATTGGCTGGCAATGTTATCAATCTGAATGGATCTGTTTTGAACATACCGGATACGCGCGCCGAAAGGCCGAACACTGGTGGCAAGCCAGAAGCAATGAACCCGTTCCCAATACCATTGAAGAGGCTATCGAATTAGCCGAGGCAGGAGCACTGGCCGAAACTGAATGCATTACAGTGCGCAGCATTACGGGCCAGGCATTCGACCGCATTATCAAGCATCAATTAGGCCCTAAGCCTCCGCTATTGGATGGGAGCGACGAACGTGATGATGGATTCCTGCCCGCATACTTTCCGGCTGATGACGATATCCCTTTCTAATTTGTAAATCCGCATCCCTTTAAACACAATGGAGATATCCCATGACCATTCAAAAACAGTTCGACTCTTTTCATGCGCATAACCCGCAGATTTATCAGGCTTTCGCACGGTTTACCTTTCATGTCATAGCGCGTGGTTTCAAACGGTTTTCCGCCGATGCCATTATGCACCGTGTCCGGTGGGAGACAAATGTCGAATACAGAGGATATCGCTATAAGATCAATAATAATTTCGTAGCGCTGTATGCCCGATTGTTTATGAAAGATTTTCCGCAATACAGCGGCTTCTTTGAAATAAGACAGAGGAGGGCCTGATCACTTATGTTGACCGTCGATGATGTCCGGATGGCTGACGGTACTCTCGAACCATTTATTGATCACATTATCTGCGGCGACTGCTATGAGGCTATGCGATACATACCGCCAGCGGCTGTAGATTTGGTGCTTACTGATCCGCCCTACCAGATTGGGGCCGGTGGCGGCAATCTCGGCGGCCAGCGGGCGTATCTGCTGAATATCCGAAAGGAAAAACTACACGTAGGTTTTGATGCAGGTTTTCTAAACGCATTTCCTAATTGGTTTTGCTTCTGTGCCAAGGAGCAATTGCCGCAGCTATTGAGTATGGCAACGCAAAACGACAACTGGATGCTGCTTACATGGAATAAAACCAATCCCACACCGCTCATCAATAAAACGTACTTACCAGATACCGAGTACATTATTCATAGTTACTCAAAAGGGCATCTCTATGGAGAGTATGCCGATAAAAGTCGGTTTATCGTCAGCCAAGTCGAGAAAAATGCGTTCCCCCATCCGACTGTCAAGCCGCTGCATGTAATCAGCAAACTGATCCGGCTGGGCAGCAGACCAGGCGACATTATCTTTGATCCGTTTCTTGGTTCAGGAACAACAGCCGTTGCCGCCAAGCAATTAGGTCGTCACTTTATTGGCATCGAACGAGATGAAAGCTATTGCGCTATCGCCGAGGCCAGGTTGCGGGAGACCGAAAATGGTCTATCCTTTAGGGACCAAAGAAGGGGCCAGATGGCTCTATTTACCATCTAATTTAAGATCTTTCTGACATTGCGCCCTTGCTTGCAACCTTTAGCATGGACCTCCTCATAATCTACGATTTGGCCAGTTTCAAGACTGTCATCAATGATATGTGTCCAATGAATGAAGATGTCGTCGCCTGTTTCATTTACAAGGAACCCATGGCCCTTCTCGCCGTCATACCACCTTACGGTGCCCTTTGCCATTTGTTTTCCTTTCTGCGAATGTAGACTACACCCAATCGCCGCCCTTGGCATGGACAATTATTACATAGCTTCACTTGTTGTCAATATATTTTAAAAGATGAATGTCTTTATAAAATCAAATGAAATCCTCCAAGCCGCCTTATATTATGCGTCTATCGGCATTCCTCTGTTCCCATGCCGAGTATCGAATAAGGCCCCATATACCGCAAACGGTTTCAAGGAAGCCTCAGCCAACCGCGAGCAGATTCACCGCTGGTGGAAAAACTGGCCTGATGCGATTATTGGTATGCCAACTGGCGAAACCAGCGGCATGCTCATTGTCGATATCGACCCACGGCACGGAGGCGATTACAGCCTCCAGGGTTTAGAGGACAAGTATGGCACATTTCCCAATACTCTGACCGCTATTACCGGCGGAGGCGGGACGCATTATTATTTCCGCTATCCGGGCACTGAAGTCCGCTGCAGCACCGGCAAAATCGCACCCGGCATCGACATAAAGGCCGACGGCGGTTACGTTATTCTTCCCCCCAGTGGACATCAAAGCGGCAAATCGTATTTCTGGGACGGGGATTTTGATTTCAAAACGGTCGCCCCCGCTCCCGGATGGCTGCTTAGCCTTATAAATACTACCCATTTATCAAAAGCACTTGCTGATTCGGACAGCAATACAATTGCGGAAGGTTGCCGCAATGACGCTCTGATTTCTCTGGCCGGAAACATGCGTCGGGTTGGGATGGGAGAAGATGAGGTTCTTGCCGCCATCCTGACCACCAACCGATTGCGCTGCAAGCCGCCGCTGCCCGAATCAGAAATTATTACGATTGCAAGAAGCGTTTGCCGGTATGAACCGGATATGGCTGCTGTAATTGCTGTTGAAGGTACACCGGATACTGACATATCCGGGATTACTACGGCAACCTGTTCGTCGCCCATAGAAGACCCTGGTCCTATCCCGGACGACTATTTTGATGTGCCGGGATTTGTACGCGACTACATGGATTTCTGCCTGGCCACCGCGCCCTACCCAAGCCGACCGCTTGCGTTTGCAGGCGGAATGACATTGCAGGCATTTCTGGCCGGACGGAAAATCAGGCTCAAAGGCGGCATCCGGCCAAATATCTATATGCTCGCATTGGCAGGTTCGGGTGTCGGCAAGGACTGGCCCCGAAAAGTAAATTCCCACATCATGAACCATGTCAACGCCCTATCCTGCCTGGGCTCGGCCTTTGCCAGTGGCGAAGGTATCCAGGACGTGATGGCTGCCAACTTCAATATGCTGTTTCAAAGCGATGAAATCGACGGAATGCTCCGTTCCATCAGTGGAGCCAAAGATGCCCGCTATGAAAACATCATGTCGACGCTGCTGATGTTTTATACATCCAGTGATCATCTGTTTCCCATGCGTACCAAAGCTGGCCAGACCAAAGCCGGTTCGATCAATCAACCGTCTTTAACCCTCTTCGGAACAGCCACGCCAAAATACTATTACGGCGCGCTCAGCGAACGAATGCTGACCAACGGCTTTTTCAGCCGAATGCTGATTGTCGATGTCGGTCAGCGCCCGCTATGCCAGCGCGCCGGGGATATTGAAACGATTCCAAAAAACATTCTCGAAACCGCCGAGTACTGGCAAAATCAAACGCAGCGGTTTGGCGGGAATCTAAATTGGGAAAATCCCAGTCCGCGCATAGCCGAATATACCGGCTGCGCAGAAGACATATTGTTCGATTTTCAGCGGCATACAGACCAAAAACACCGGGATACCGACCTCAACGACGAGGCGGCACGTACCGTTTGGACACGAGCCGCCGAGAACGCGCGTAAACTGGCCCTGTTGTACGCGTGCAGCGAGGACTACCGAAACCCCCGGACCTCGGAAAAAGCCGCCCTATGGGCCACACGTTTCGTGACACACCAAGTCCAGCGCCAGCTCTATATGGCCAGCGTCTATGCCGCCGAGGGCGACTTTCATGCATTGTGCCTTAAGGCCAAGGAACGGCTTCGCAACTCTCTCGATAAACAGATGCCTCACAGCCAGTTACTGAAACGCATGAAGATCGACCGCGACTCATTCAAGCGGCTGATTGATACACTGCTGGAGCAGGGAGATATCCGTAAAAAGAAAAATGATTCATCAACTTTCCGGGGAATTGTCTATGAACTGTGCGAGTAGAGACCTTTCCCCGAACCTTTCTCTTTTGGGGGGTGAAAGGTTTCATTTTCAGGGAAATTGTAACAGACCCACCCCTGTTTTTAGCCCAAAAATCAAGACCTTTCTCCCTGGGGGTGAAAGGTTCGGGGAAAGGTTTATTGCACTTAAGTATAGTAATAATAAAGAGATATATAAACCTTTCCCCTTTTCACCCCTACCCCCCGCGCGCGTTATTGGCGCGCGTATAGAGGCCGAGAACGGGGAAAGGTTCGGTTCTGGACTTCTACGGACGCTGGCGAATAGGTACTTCCGGCAATTCTGGATAGGATAGGCCGCGGGAACAGGTCACGTTCTTAAACAGAGTTTCTTTCGATTAACGTAATTTTCAGGAGACATGAATGCAGCTTATAGTTGAAAAACGGAACATTGCCGACATAAAGCCCTACGAGAACAACCCCCGCATTAACAATAAGGCGGTTGCCGCTGTCCTTAAGTCGATCCAGGAATATGGTTTTCGCCAGCCCATTGTACTGGACAAGAATGGTGTAATTATCTGCGGACATACCCGCTGGAAGGCTGCCCAGGAATTGGGCCTTACTGAAGTTCCGGTGCATGTGGCCGAAGACCTCAGCCCCGAACAAATCAAAGCCTATCGCCTGGCGGATAATAAAACAGCGGAATTGTCCGAATGGGACTACGATTTACTGCCGGTGGAAATATCTGATTTGGATGTCGCTGGTTTCGATTTAAGCCTCCTTGGGTTTACCGATAAGGAAATCATCGGGATGCTGGATACGGCAATCCAGCACGGGAATACTGACCCTGATGCGGTTCCGGAGGCCCCGGAAGAGGCGATTACAAAACCGGGGGACCTGTGGCTGTTGGGCCAGCACCGGCTTCTCTGCGCGGATGCTACTGATCCGGACGCCGTAGCGAAACTTATGGATTGCACCAGAGCAAATATGGTTTTTACCGATCCGCCCTACGGAGTATCAGTCAACCAGGGTAATGCCGAAGACCTCAAGGCCCGCAACCGCCGTTTGGATGGCAAAACAGTTCAGAATGATACACTGACTGGCGATGCACTAAAAGCCTTTCTGGACAAAGTCTTCAAACTGTATTTTGAACATCTTGTCGAAGGCGGCGCAATTTATGTCTGTCACGCCGAGGGACTTGGGCTGGATGTTATTTTCCGGTCAGCCTTTGCGCAGCAGGGATTCAAGCCCGCCGAAATCATCGTCTGGGTCAAGGACCAGTTTGCGTTCGGTCGGCAGGATTACCATTGGCGGCATGAGCCGATTATCTACGGCTGGAAACCGGGCGCAGCGCATTATTTCATTGATGACCGGACGCAGGATACGGTCTGGGAGTTTGCGCGACCGAAGGTATCCAAGGAGCACCCGACTATGAAACCGGTCGATTTATGTGTCAAAGCCATTCGGAACTCCTCGCGCCCGAAAGATACCGTGCTGGATTTATTCCTGGGTTCCGGATCGACCCTCATTGCCTGCGAACAAACGGGGCGGATTTGCTGCGGCACGGAGCTTGATCCGCGCTATTGCGATGTAATTGTGAAACGGTGGGAAGAATATACCGGACAGAAGGCCGAACGAAAAGCATAGTTGTTTTCATGTAAATGTTCCCAAAAGTCTGAAAATAAGGATTCTCTTGACTGTTTAGTGCAAATTATTAAAATTAAGGATGAAGTGATTCCTATATTTTATCCAAGGAGTAAGGATGCGTTCAAAAATATTACCACTTATGCTTTGGGGGCTAAGCATTATATGTGTCATCTTGGCTTTGAAAACAAGTGACGAACCATTAGTCAGTATATTCAACGATACATGGATCGACAGATTACTTCAGCAGTTTGGGACAGGCAATTCACTCATTTTCAATCTTTCCATTGGTTATCTTGTGAGCATATTCTTCTACCTCTTGGTTGTATGGTACCCTCAGAAGCAACATAAACATCTGATAAAAAGGAATTTTGAAAATCATTATTTAACATTCAAGAAAGATGTCATTTTTATCTTCCTGCAAATATTACAAATTTCAACGTACGACCCTGAGCTAATATTGAAATTATCAAATGTGACTGAGTTCAGAGATTATTTCAAGCAGCCTTTTCGTGATTCTCAAGACAGGTGGGATGGCGTCTTAAATGGTTTTGAGGAGTATCATCTAAAGAAGATTTTGGTTGAGCTGGAAATTCTAATGAACGAAACCGCGTATATCCTCAATCATTTGGAAATGCACGACGCCGAAGTTTTTGCTTTTTTTAAACGTCTTTCTTATGCGGTCTATGAACTCAAAAATACCACTTTAGGATATGATGAAATGAAACCATTGTCAGCTTTTATTTGGAACCTTTTTGGAGGATATAGTTTTATAGAAGGATGCCAAGATTATGATATTGTGAAAGATATGATAAGAAAAATATAATGGTTTTGACGATTGTGATTGTGCAAAATAAAGCATTTAGTTAATGTGCGCAAAACATGGAATTTAAAGAAAAATTTATTGGATTTGTTGACATCTTGGGCTTTCAAAAATTGGTCAAATCCGCTGAAACCGGAACTGGCATCCAATTGTCTGAAATCATAACAATTTTGACTGATTTGGGTTCTGCTGTCGATGTAGAGAAATTAATTAAATACGGACCAACAATTTGTCCTGAAAGCCAATACGTTCAGCGTGATCTCGATTTTAGGCTAACCCAAATTTCAGACTGTGTAGTGGTATCGAGTGAAGTGTCGCCAGCAGGTGCTATTCACCTAATAAATCATTGCTGGAAGGCGGTGATAAACCTAATGATTAAAGGGATAATGTGCAGAGGATGTATTACAAAGGGTTCAATTTATCATACCGATAGGCAGTTCATTGGTTCTGGTTACCAGAATGCTTACTTAAATGAAAGTAAGATTGCAGCATTTAAAAGAGAAGGCGATTCGGGCACTCCCTTTGTTGAAGTAGATTCACTTGTCTGTGATTACGTCAAACAGTGTAATGATCCGTGCGTAAAAAACATGTTTTCACGCATGGTTAAAAGCGACGGCACAATTACAGCTTTATTTCCATTCCAGCAACTCGCTCATTCTTTTATGATTGGAGGATTTGGACCATTCGCGCATAAATTTGATTCTCAAAAAGAAAAAGATTCCAACCAAAAAATGCGTGAGCTTATCAAAACGCTAAGAGAGCGCATTATGCAATTTATCGACGAGACTGATACTAAAGCTGTGAAGAAAGCGGAATACTATATCAGTTTTTTAGAGACTCAGCTTAAAATTTGTGATAACACAGATCATATAATTGATATGTTAAACAGCCCATTTCCGCCACACACAGCTTAAACGACAAAAAGGCGACCGATGAGCCGCCTCTTTGAAACGTATAGCTTAAACATCTACTTCTTGGTCTTTAAGCCGAATTTCCCGCGATCAGCTTTCTCGAACCGGGATTCGGCACCCTTAACCCGAACTTCCTTTGAAAGCGCCGCATGAAGCGTATTTGCCGGTGTAGCGGCGTCGGTCTTCCACAGCCCCGCTTCGGCCATCCGCTCAACCATTTGTCGGCATCCCAAAGGCGATTCTTTCTCAAGCACCTTTTCGGCGGCTTCCAGCATCGAAAGCTTACCATCCTTCTTTTCAGCTTTGGCGGGTTTAGCCGGTTTGATCTGCTGGCTTATTTCTTTACCTTTGGCTTTTTCTTTTGATACAGGTTTCTCCGCCTTTGCTTTCTCTTTGGGAGCGGAAACCTTTTTGATAAGCTTTTCGGGGCCTGCGATGTAGATCTTCTTACCGCTGGCAACGTTCGCGGCTTCCCACCCGCCCTTTGGACTGGAGGCGAGGATTTGTACGGTGACGACTTTGTTATTCGCCGCTTTGCATGTGTAGAAGCCCTGGAGTTCGATGTTCGCGTTTTTCTTCATTGTTTTTCCCTTTCAGAAAAATGGTTAAAAAGATTGGTTTGTTAATCCATGAAATATCCGAGAATCCGGTAATATCCGTGAATGTCTGAGTTGGTACCGTGGTGGCCGTCCAGATGGTACTGCAGGCATTCAGCCATCGACCAGACGTCCTCTTCGCAATCGGCCTGAACATGATGCTCTTTTTCGCCAGCGGCTGTGACAATCGAAACATCAATCTGGTTTCGGCCAGGTATGCGGCTTATGATGGCAAAAACGTCCGGTATCAATTGTCCCCGTTCAATTTTTCCGCTCAGTTTTACTTCTGCAATCAGCATGATGCTATTTCCTTTTGTTTTCGGGTTATGACAGGCGGCTTTCTTCCAATGCTTCCTTTAAGCGGTCAATCTCAAACCCTGATTTGAAAGCCAGAATTTCCAAAAGGTCCGTTCTGATTTTATTCAGGGTTCCTACGTGGGGCCACTGAATGGTATCAGGTGTCTTTTCGAGTTCGCATACCAACCAGCCCATCAAGTTGGAAATGTCCGACATCGCCTCTTGGTATGCCTGTTGCGACGTCTGCTTGGTTCCGTTTTGCTTGGTCATCGTAAAATCCTTTCAGTCGGGTTTCGTTTATGCGTTCAAAAAAGCGACTATGTCAAAGGGTCGGTTCACGTGAAAGCAGGGTTCGGTTTGGCGGTTCCAAATCTCCACAATTTCCGTATCCGTATAGCCCTTGTTTTTCAGGTATTTGTAATCCGATTCGCTGTAGTTAGCGTGTTTTTTGATAGCCGTCTTTTTCATTCCTAAGTCCTTTGTATTAAATGGCTTACGTTTTATCTACATGAAACATTACAATCTTCACAAAGCCGCATCAAGTTAATTAAGTCCTTATTTTGCAACAATTTACAGTTTTTTTGAGAGTGCCCCATGTCGCAGAAAACCGCCCTGATTACCCGCTTAACCCCCGAGCAATTGGCCGAGTTACTATCCATTTCAGCCCGTCAGAAGATGACAGCGGCGCAGGTCTTGGAAATTGCCGACGCAGCGCAGCTTCTCCAGGCAGATGGAACGATCAGCCTTATCGAATACACAGCCTTTTTAGTCAGCGAGCTATCTAATGTCCGGCATTAATGCTGCCCAACTAAAACCTTCAGATTTGATTCGACTGGTTAATTCCACGCCTCGCGGCGAGGTTTTAACGGAAGCGCTGCTGCGCAGGCAAAGGATGAAGGCAGGCTTTCAGATTGGAGACAGGCGCACCATCAGTCTGCCGAAGTACGCAGGCTGGTTAACACTTCAATATTTTACGCCGCCCAAGGAATCCAAGACCTATGATGACATAAAGGAATCTGCCCGCCTGCGCAGTGCGGACAAGGCACGGGCTGGTCGCGATATTGGAGACCTCCCCGCTGTTGCCTGTCCTGGACGAAAAGCAAGGGCGCTGAGAAGTTTTAATTATTTCTGTCGCGAGTATTTCCCCGATGTATTTTATCTTCCGTTTTCTAAAGACCATGAACTGGTGATTGAAAGAATCGAGCAGGCCGTTTTGCAGGGAGGACTATTTGCCCTGGCGATGCCGCGCGGCAGCGGCAAAACATGTTTAATGCAGATGGCCTGTGTCTGGGCGGCGCTTTCCGGTAACACAGAATTCGTCTGCCTGGTCGCCGCGTCCGGTGACCGGGCAAAAGACCTGCTGGAAAACATAAAGGTGTGGTTTGAAACCAATCCTTTGCTGCTGGACGATTTCCCGGAGGTCGTTTTTCCGGTCCGGGCATTGGAGGGCATTGTCAACCGTCAGAAAGGTCAGCTTTACAAAGGCCAATTGACCCGTATCGAATGGGCGGCGGACAAATTAGTGCTGCCGACCATCGAAGGCAGCAAGGCATCCGGCGTCGTCATTTCCTGTTCGGGCCTGAAAGGCTCTGATATTCGCGGTCAAAATCATGCTCGCGCAGACGGGAAAGTGGTTCGCCCGTCGCTGGTCATGATCGATGACCCGCAGACAACCGAATCAGCCTGGTCGGAAAGCCAGAGCCGAAGACGCGAGGCAATACTGGCCGGAGATGTACTGGGCATGGCCGGGCCGGGCAAGAAAATCTCCGGCCTGATGGCGTGCACTGTAATTCGTCCCGACGACATGGCGGATAAGATTCTGGACAGGGAAAAGCACCCGGAATGGAAAGGCCAGCGTACAAAGATGGTCTATGCTTTTCCCGACAATGAAAAGCTTTGGGCCGAATACGCACAACTGCGAGCCGATTCACTGCGAAATGACGGCACCGGCAAGGAAGCCACCGAATTCTATCGGAAAAACCGCATCAAAATGGATGCCGGAGCAGTGGTCGCCTGGCCACAGCGACACAATGACGATGAGCTTTCAGCGATTCAGCATGCGATGAACCTTAAGTTTCGGGATGAGGCAGCGTTTTTTGCCGAGTACCAAAATGAGCCTTTGGTTGAATCCGAAGGCGATGATATGCTGTCCGCCGAACAAATCCGCGACAAGCTGAACGGCTATCCCCGTAATGCAGTTCCCCTGAACTGCCATTTCCTGACGATGTTTATTGATGTTCAGCAGAAGGCCCTGTACTATTTGATTGCCGCATGGGAGGAGAATTTTACAGGCTATGTCATTGATTACGGTACATGGCCGGACCAGCGTCGCCAGTTCTTTACGCTGCGCGATATCAGGCGAACGATTCAGCAGCAGAAACCCCAAGCCGGGTTGGAGGGTGCCATCTATTACGCCCTGGACCAATTGACCTCTGAAAAGCTCAATCGGGTCTATACGCGGGAGGATGGGCTGGAGCTAAGAATAGATCAGTGCCTGATTGACGCCAATTGGGGCCAGAGCACTGATGTTGTCTATCAGTTCTGCCGCCAAAGTCAATACACCCGTCTTCTCCTGCCGAGCCACGGCAAGTATGTTGGGGCCTCGTCGATTCCGTTTTCTGAATACAAACGCAAGAAAGGCGACCGCGTCGGACATCATTGGCGAATACCCAGTACTATCGGAAAGCGCGCAGTGCGGCATATTCTGGTGGATACGAACTACTGGAAAAGCTTTATTCAGGCCCGATTGGCTGTAGAGATGGGCGATCCGGGAAGCCTGTCGCTTTTCGGCAGGGACAATAATCAGCACGGCTTGTTATCCGAACATCTTACTGCCGAATATCGCGTCAGAACCGTTGCCCATGATCGTCAGGTCGATGAATGGAAACTCCGTGCCAACCGCCCGGACAATCACTGGCTGGATTGTCTGGTAGGAGCGGGCGTAGCCGCCTCAATCCAGGGTGCGGCGCTGCTGGAAATGGAAACGATAAGACGGCACACGAAGAAGATAAAACTCTCCGAACTTCAGCGGCAGCGAAAGTGAAAATAAAAAAGATTGCAAGCTCGTCAATTTTCCCACCTATAAAAACTGGCACTTTTTCGTTTAAGTACTTAAGGACAAGTCGTTTCCCTTTGTCATCAAAACGAACAACCGTTCTACTCCCCTGCTCACTGAGGCAATATGTCAGAATCCGTCATCGAAGATGCCATTGTTGAAAGCGCCACCGGCCCCAAGAAAGTCAGCGGGGATGTCGGAGCAGTCGAGCAGCACGATTTAAGCGATCTCATTGAGGCTGAAAGATTTACAAGGGCAAAGCAGGCGATGGCCAAACCCGGCCTTGGTATCAAACTGCTCAAGATTCAGCCCGGAGGAACGGTTTAGTCATGAGCAGACGGAAAAAGAATAATCAAACTTTGCAGCCCCGTGCTTCGAGGACGGTACAGTTACCCAGGGCTATACAGGCTCGTTATGATGCCGCACAGACGACACGGGAAAACGCAAATCACTGGCTGTTAGCCGATTCGTTTTCCCCCAACGCTGCAACCAATGCGGATGTAAGGCGCACGCTGCGCATGCGAAGCCGCTATGAAGTAGCCAACAATTCGTATGCGAAGGGAATAATTGATACCCTGGCCAATGACTGTGTGGGTACAACTCCGCGACTTCAAGTATTAACGGAGCATTCGGAATTTAACCGGATCGTCGAATTTGAGTTTATGGCCTGGGCACGAGCCATTAACCTACCCAAAAAACTACGTACCATGCGAAAGGCCAAAGTAACGGATGGTGAAGCATTCGGCCTTTTAAACAATAACCGGCGTATTGCACATAATGTCAAAATGGATTTGAAGCTATTTGAAGCCGATCAGTGCGTTACACCGTTGCAAATGGTCACGACAACCCGAACCGATATTGCCGATGGCATTAAGGTAGATTCTGACGGGAACCCTGCGTATTATTATGTTCTGAATATTCATCCGGGCGAATCAACAAGGCTCTTTGATCCGGTTACTGATTATCATACGTATCCGGCAAACGTTATTATTCATTGGTTTAATGCCGACAGGCCCGGTCAATTGCGAGGCGTACCGGAGATTACACCGGCCATCCCTCTGTTTTCCCAACTGCGTCGCTATACCCTGGCTGTACTGGGGGCTGCCGAAACGGTCGCAGACTTTGCGGCAGTACTGTTTACCAATGCACCGGCCAGCGGGGAGGCCGCCGACGTAGCGGCAATGGACATTGTCGCACTTGAAAAACGCATGGCCACCGTGCTGCCGGAAGGTTGGGAACTGGGGCAGATCAAACCCGAACAACCCAACAGTACCTATGCGGAATTCAAACGTGAATTGCTGAATGAAATCGCACGTTGTATTGGGATGCCGTTCAATATCGCCGCATGTAATTCTGAAGGCTACAACTATTCCAGCGGGCGTTTGGATCATCAGGGCTATTTTCGAACCATCAAAAATGAACAGTTCGATATGGCAGGTACGGTTCTGGATGTCATATTCATGGCATGGCTGCAGGAAGCTCGCTCCGTTATACCTGCCTTAAAGCACATCTCTCCTGGAGACGTTTTACCGCACCAATGGTTCTTTGATGGCAATGAACATGTCGACCCCGTCAAGGAAGCGTTGGCCCAGGAAAAGCGCCTCGCAAATAAGACAACTACGCTGGCTGATGAATGGGGCAAACAGGGGCAGGATTGGGAAATCAAACTGGAGCAGCGTATCAAAGAGGAAGCCGTAGAACAACAACTCCGAGAAAAATACGGCGTTATACAAGCAGCCTAACCATTATTTATCCGGACACCGATGACGACGACACTCCCTAAAAATATATCGTTTACCAGCCGTATTGACATCCAGGCGGCACTCGATGATAAATCGCCTTCAACATTTTCCATGCTCGCCTACACCGGCGGCCCCATGCTGGTTGAGGGGTTTGATCTTCCTGTTGTGGTTGATTTATCCGGCCTGATGATCAAACGTCAGTCATTACCTGTCAGACTTGATCATGATGCGGCCAGAGGCGTAGGTCACACTACGAGCATTCTTGTTGACAATGGCAAGTTATCTGCTCAAGGCGTCATCAGCCGGGACACGGGATGGGCGCGTGATGTTGCAAACAGCGGCAAGCGCGGTTTTCCGTGGCAGGTTTCCATCGGGGCGGGAGTCCTGAAATATGAATATCTTCAGCCCGACGCCGTCCAGATTGTCAATGGCCAGGAAATATCCGGCGACTGCTACATTATACGCTCGTCTGTGCTAAAGGAATTAAGTTTTGTAGATGCCGGAGCAGACGATTCGACATACGCTCAAATTACCGCAAATAACAATCCTAAAGGAGATATGGTATCTATGCCAAAGAGCAAAGAGGACAAGAAAGAAGTAAATGCCTGCGACTGTAACGGTTCAGGTACCTGTACATCCTGCACAGCACAGAACACCCCCGCCGTGAATGTTGAGACAAAAACATCTGCGCCGCAGCATATTCAGGCCGCCGAAATGCCGGACGTAATCGCAGATATGAGGGCAAAAGCAGCCGCTGAAAGCCAGCGGATAGCAGACATTAGAGCCGTCTGCAAAGGCCAGCACGCTGATATTGAAGCCAAAGCAATCGGCGAAGGGTGGGATACAACCAAAACCGAACTGGAAGTCTTGCGTGCCTCACGCCCAAAGGCCCCGACAGGATTTGTACGCACCTCCAACAATAATGCTGCCGTACTGGAAGCATCGGCGCTCATGACTTCGGGCGAGTTCAGTTTGGCCAGTCTCGAAAAACATTTTGATGAAAAAACACTTGATGCTGCCGATAGATTGCGGGGCATCGGTATCCAGGAATTGGCCGATTTAGCTTGCGGGCAGCACTTGCCAAAATTCAGAAGTGATCCTGCCGCATGGCTGCAGGCGGCTTTTTCCACGACCTCGCTGCCGGGAATCCTCTCAAATGTCGCGCATAAAATGCTGCTTGAAGGGTTTAACCTAACCGACCAGACATGGCGTTCGATTTGCAGAATTGCCAGCGTCAGTGATTTCAAGGAGCATACACGTTACCGTCTGACCAGTGATTTCAAATTCGAGAAGGTCGGCCCGGACGGTGAGTTGAAACACGGAAGGCTCGGTGAAGAACAATTCGGAAACAAAGCAGACACACACGGCATTATGTTTGCTTTGACACGCCAGATGATTATCAATGATGACTTGGGCGCCTTTGCCGAAATCCCCCGCCTGATCGGTATGGGCGCAGGAGATGCCATTAATGATGCGGTCTGGCCGCTGCTGTTGTCACTGGTTGGAACAGGTTTCTTCAGCACCGCCAATAAGAACTATAAAACCGGTGCCGATACCGCCTTAAGTATCGACAGTCTTTCGGCAGCGCGTCAGCTTTTCCGCAAACAATCCAAGCCGGGTAAAAATGGCAAGCGACCGCTGGGCATTATGCCGCAGATTCTGCTTGTTCCAACGTCACTGGAGGATTATGCGGTACAGTTAATGACCTCCAAGGAGGTTCTTGTAACAACCGCCGAGGGCGTGCCAACTCCGAAAACCAATCCGCAGGCTGGCCGCTACAAAGTCATATCGACCGAGTATATTGGCGGAGAATTCCTCGACAACGGTTCGGATAAGGCGTGGTATCTGTTCGCCGATCCTCGAATTTTGGCGGCGCTTGAAGTTGCATTTTTGAATGGAAAAGACAGCCCGACGGTCGAACGTGCTGATGCAGACTTCAATACACTGGGCGTGCAGTTTCGCGGGTACATCGATTTTGGAACCCGCCAGCAGGACAATCGCGCCGCCGTTTTGATGAAGGGGCAGGCATAAGTTGCCCAACCTGGGGGCGGCGTTTCCCCTCCTGTTCTTCACACCCTCTTTACAGAATTAACCATTTACCTACCTTTTGAAGGACTGACATTATGCCAGAAGCACAATATATTCAGGATGGAAAATCTATCGATTACATGCCGCAGGCGAATGTATCCGCAGGCGACGTTGTGGTGATTGGCGATTTGGTCGCAGTCGCCAAACTGAACATTGCCGCAGGCCAACTTGGCGCCATTGCCTTGGAGGGGGTTTTTGAAGTCCTCAAGGAAGCGTCTGCTGCAGATAAGGCGATTGCGTTCGGCACCAAGGTCTATTGGAATGAAATTGACAAACGGGTGGAAATTGCCCCCGGCGAACCGGCGACCCACAAGTATATGGGCAAAACCATCAAGTCAGCACTGACAACCGATACGACCACGCGGGTCAGACTGGAGCAGTAGTGCTCAATCGGGGACTTAGTTGGCTGGAGCAGAAGTTAAAAGCCTTCTGCTCCAGCCCGGTGGAGTATCGCCGGAATAGTCAGACTTTGGAGGTCAATGCTGTATTCAGCAAGTCGGATTACCAGACAGACACCGGAAGCGGGATAAGCGTTGAAAGCTTCGTCTGGGATTTTCTAATCGAGGCGGCTGATCTTGGCACAGAACCCCAGGTGGGCGACACGGTCATCGTTAATGGTCGCTCTTTTGAGGTTATGAAACTGGCCGGACAGGGCTGCTGGCGCTGGACCGGCCCCAACCAGAGAACCTATCGCATTCACACCAGGGATATTGGCGATGACCTGTAATGAACAATATGAATCTGTCTGCCGGGATGAGTTTGCCGAGCTGCATAAGAAGCTCGACCATCTGGACGAGGCCATTCGCGGCAACGGTAAGCCCGGCATTCAGCTTCGGCTGGACCGTCTCGAGCAGGATAGATTATCACGCAGCAAGATTGTCTGGTTCTTGCTTGGCCTTGCGGGGGCAATTATGGTGCGGTGGCTGGGAGGCTTTCTGTGAGAATCGCTATTGATATCGCAGATGCAATCGTAACTGAGCTTCAGAATGCGGCCTTCAGCGAGCCTTTGGCCGTTTCGCGTCGCGTGTTGCCGGAGTATGAACTGCCAGAACTGAAGGATTTAACTGTGACGGTGGTTCCAAAATCGGTCCAGATTACCAACATCACGCGCCAGTCCAGCAGCTTCGATGTGTCGGTGGATATCGGCATTCAGCAGAAGATCGGCAGGGACACCGATACCGACGTCCAGCGGTTGAGTGGTGTGGTCACGGAGATTGTATCCTATTTAAATAGAAGGTCGCTGGCGGGTCTGCCTGCGGTGCAGTTTAAGTCCATTGCCAATGAGCCGGTCTATGTCCCCGAACATTTGTCGGAGAACAGGCTTTTTACATCCGTTTTAACGCTTACGTATAAGGTGATCTGTGCCTGAACATTTAGATGAACTTGCAAACTTAATTGCTGCGGATCTGAAGGCAGGCAAGAAGGCCAAGTCGCTTGCCGAATTGCCGTCCGAATACCGCCAGGGCATGACAGACGTTGCTTTCCAGAAAGCCGCGTGCTTGGCCAAACGTAAGCTCAGGCTGGAAACAATAACTGAACTGACGTCCGGCAAGGCATTTAAGGCGCTGTTTCCCAATGCAACCGTCCAGATTGTTGGCAACCATATTATCGTCGAGGTAACCGATGTTCCTTCAGCAGACTAAATCCCTTTGCCACTTCTATAAGGGCACATCAGGTCTGGCCCTTGGCGGTGGATGCACCAAGGCATTCCTGGATTCGGTGCATGGGGACGTGAGCAAGGTGTGTAACGCCGAAGGCGGACCCATTTATCAGGGCCTCT